ATCCTGATCTGCAATCGTCAACTCAAATTGGAGAGGGTCTATTAGCTTTTGTTTTCTGCTTTTCAAACTGGCCAACTGCTGCGCCAGCTTTTGCTCTATCTCTGCCACCCGGTCTTTTGCTTCTTCCATTGCCTCCTCTAGGCTTTCAGCCTTGCCGGGTGTTTTCTCAGATATTTCGATCATTTTTTTTGCTACCTTTTCGCTTTCGGCGATAAGGTGCGCGGGCCTGCAAAGGTCGTGGCGTTCTGAGTTCCATAGGAAATCTAGCAGCAGTAAATCTTTTTTCCCTGGCGCAATCCTGGTTCCTCTTCCCACTATTTGCGCATAAAGGCTCCGTACTTTGGTTGGACGAAGACAAACGATACATTCTACATTTGGGCAATCCCAGCCCTCAGTAAGCAGCATCGAATTACATAGGACATGATATTTTCCGTCCTGGAAATCCTGGAGAATCTCGCCGCGTTCCTTCGTTTTTCCGTTTATTTCTGCCACGGTTAGACCGCGCCGCTCAAGTATAGCTTTCATTTTTTCACTGGTCGATATCAGAGGCAAGAAAACAACGGTTTTTCGCCCTTGGCAGTGTTTTAGCATTTCGGTTGCAATGTCTTCAAGGTAAGGGACGAGAGCGCAACCAATATCCGACGACTTGAAATCTCCGGCCTGCGTTTTTACCTTCGATAGGTCAATCTTGAGCGGGATAGTCAGTGCTGATATAGGCGCCAAAAATCCTTGTATAATTGCTTTTGGCAAAGTGTATTCGTAGGCTACACATTCAAAGAACTCCCCTAGATTTTGACTATCTCCGCGGTCTGGCGTAGCTGTTACGCCTAATACTTTTGAGTTATCAAAGTGGCCCAAAATTCTTTGATAGCTGCCTGCCAATACGTGGTGCGCTTCGTCCACAATGATTGCATCGAAAAAATCTGAATCAAACCGCTCTAGCCGTTTTTTACGGGACATGGTTTGGACCGACCCTACCACGATTCGGTACCACTGAGAATCACCCTCTAAGCAACTGCGTTCCGCCTTTTCGACTGCACATCCTAGTCCGGTAGATAATTTCATTTTATCTGCTGCCTGGTCTAACAGCTCGCCTCTATGCGCCAGTATTAAAACCCTTTTGCCTTGCGCCACTAGTTGTTCGCATAGCTTGCAGAAAACAATAGTTTTGCCACACCCGGTCGGCAAAACTAACAGCGTTCGCCTTACTCCCCTGGCCCAGGCTGCCACAATTGCAGCCTGGGCCTCTTTTTGGTATTTGCGTAGCTCCATGAGTCCAGCTAGAAATCGCCTAGCGTGAAACCTTGGTCTTGAGGCGCGGCGTAGGCCGATTGCTTCGGGGCTTGCTCCGCCCGCAGGAATCGCTTGATTTCGTTATAGCTTTCGCCTTCGTACTGCCTGTGTTTCGTTTCGCACAGCCCGGTCGCTCCGGCAATCTGGCTCCAGTCAATTTTCAGCTTACCGCCTGGCTGCATGATGCCAATGGAGGTGAAGAAATCGACCAGAAACCCGATGCACCGCCCGTGCATGAAAAAGGTGTACTTTATGGACGCCTTGCCTTGTTCTCCGCCGTCAACTTCGCAAGCCACGATCACCTTCGGGCACTGTGGCAGGTTGGCGCTTCCTGCGTGCTGAGCCTTCGTGTGTCCTGTAACCTTGAAAGGGTACTTACCCGGCTTCAGCAGGCAATAAGCGCGGTCGCCCGTGTCCTCGATGGTGGGTTCAAAGTCAAGGGCGCCGTCGAGATTGGGATCGTTACTCATTTTTCTTCTCCTTCGTTTTGTTGGATGGTTTCAAAAACTCGGGGCCAGGCGGCCACGAGTACGCCTTCTATGAACTTTTGGTCGTATAGGTGAATTGGCGTATCCTCTGGGTAGTACTCTTTTGCCGCTACTGCGCGGCGTATTTGCTCTTCTGTCACTTGGTGTCTCTCCATCAGATCCCACAACGCCGGGCAAAAGCTGGCCGGGTCAGTTTTGAGCTTTTTCAGCTTCGGCGCTGTGTCGGGTTCTGGTTGTGCTTTTTCTTTGGGTGCTCCCTCCTTTTGTGGTTGCGGAATACATCTGGCGATTTGCTCAAAGTCAAAGGGCAGCTCTTCCGCCAGATCGTGGCGGTTTTTGGCGTCCCAGCATGGATGGTGCGTAGTATGAATGACCCTTTTGCCGCCTTGCGCTTTCTTTTTTCCGTCCACGTCCAGAACGTGTGTCTTGAAATTCGCGAACAAGACCATATCGGCCCATTCCTTGGTAAGCGGGGCGCACCTTTTCGATAGTTTCAGCTCCCATCGATCATAGGCGCCAAGCTCGTCTGGCTGCTCGAATTTCCTCATATGAGCGTGGGCGAGTAAAACGACATTTATGCCGCCTTCAGAAATTGCCGTAAGGTAGCTCAGGAATTTACCCCAGGATTCAGCTACAAAAACGTAGCCTTTGCCGTAGCCAAATTCTTCTATTCCAGCCTTCCCCTGCTCTGCGCATACTTTTTGAATGCACAGCGCCTCAAGTGCGTCCGCGGTGTCAATCACCAGAGTACTGAACCCCATCGGGTTCTTTTGAAACTCGACCAACATATCAGCGAACATTTGCCAGCTCTGCGGACACTCGGTACGGGAAACGTCAACATGATTGGTCCCCTTTTCCACGTCAATGAAGAGGGGATCGGGAAACTTGCTCGCGAACGTCGTCTTGCCAATTCCTTCGGGGCCGTACATAACGACTCGTTGCGCTTTAATTTGCTTTCCTTTTGTGATCTGCATTTTACAGCTCTCTCTTTGTTTCTGCTTTGTTTGTTGCTTCGGTGGTGTCATCGCTTTCGTTCTTCCAGTACACGTGCACTGGTTGGATGTCCGCGAGGTTCGCAGGGCAATATCCCGGCAGGCTCTCATGGTCAGCCAGTTTAAGGTTAGCCACGGCATGGAGCGCGTTTTCATAGCGCCTGCGGCCTTCTACCCTGTCTGCTTCGCTCAGTGAGTAGATGGCCTGTAGATATGGCGCGGCCATCTCGATGGCGTGCCAGTACCACGTCTGACGCGGGTAGCCTATGGCCTCCAGGACGTCGCAGTACAGCGCGCCTTGAACTGGGTAGCCGAACGCTCGGCAGGAGCGCGCGAATGAGACGCGGTCACAGCGATTACTTGAGCCATTGACCGTTTTCACGTCAATGATTCTGTTTTGATCGTCGTCCCAAAAGTCGAGGCTAATTTTTACGCGTAGCGGCCTTGCCAGAGCTCGGATTGAAGTGTGCGTGACTTCCACAATGAACACGCGTTCGACGTCCGCTTTGTCTGCCTGGTACATTTGATGTATCAGTGTATGCCGGGGCGCCTTGAGGCTTGCCGCCACGCCTTGCGCAATGACTAGCTGACCCGGATCAACAATGCGGACAGATGGCATCAGTACACTTGCTAGGTCTGTTCGCTTTACCTTGCGCGCGTCCTCTAACGTTAGCTTTCGGTTTAGCTTCCCTTCTCGCCCGAGGTTTAGGAGCCATTCTGCCCACGCGTCTTTGCCTTGCGAGGTGTTTAATTTAACCTCTGGCGCCGCTCTTACCGCTGCGAATGCTTCCGGCTCAAGGACCGCTTCATGGCAGAGCGTGCCTAAATTAAAATGGCTGTGTTCTTTTTGCGGTGTTAAAAGCCTGGCAGGACAATCCGCTATCAGCTTGAGGCGAGACGACGAAAGCGCCTCGTGAGCCAAATAGCGTTCCATAGGCATTGGCCCTACTGTGATGATTCTGGAAACCTTCATTTTGCCTCTTTCTTTATGAGCTTTGCCATCTCTTCGGCGTCCTCTCTGGCACGGATCCGCTCGTCGAGCCAGCACCGCACCGCGTACACAGTGAGAAACACGTATGCGGCGAGGGCTACGGCCAGGCCAGCGATCAGCAGCCGCCCGAGGTGTTCAGCTAGATGATGCATTTTCGGCCTCCTGCTGTTCTGGTTTTTCTGTCAATCCTTGCCTGATTCGCTCAATCTGTTCTGCGGACACCTTGCGGGTTCCCGGGTAGCTCGTCACGCTACCCGCCGCGATCATTGCCGTTAGAGTCGGCAATGAAATTTGCAGACGTTGCGCTGCTTGGCGCTGTGTGATGAGTCCTTCCATACTGTCGATCCCTGCTTTGTTCGTTTCGGTGTGGCGGTATCATATCCGCTGCATCCTGCGCTGCAAGCCGAAACGCAAGAAAACAAAAAAAAACAAAAAAGATCGAAAAGCGTTTGCGTGCCTTACGTCTCATGTATATAATGCGGCGCGTAGACGGAACGCAAAACAAGGACGGACGAGATGATGAACAAGAC